AGGGAATAAATCATGGGCAAAATAAATTTAAATAAAGGCGATTCTGCTATTATAATCAGACACTTAGACAAAGGTTTTGATGTAGAGATTTATCATAGTCACGACAGAAATCTGTTGACAGAAGAAGATACTATGTTCTATGCTCTTTTAACAAGAGGTATGGTTCACACTGCAATTAGAGATACAGACCAAGTATTAGAAGATGGTCGTCAAAGTATAGATGAAGAAATAGGCAATATGAAAGTTACAATACATTGAGACATGTGGAGTATATGAAAATGAGACTTAAGCAAGTAGAAGAAGAGGACATGGTCAATAGTCCTGCTCACTATAATGAGTTTGGAATAGAGTGTATTGACGCTATACAAGCTGCCACGGGCAAAGAATTTAAAAGTTATTTACAAGGAAATATTATGAAGTATTTGTGGAGATACAAATACAAAGGCAAACCCCTCGAGGATTTGCAGAAAGCCGAGTGGTATCTATCTCGCTTGATTAGTGTGGTGCAAGATGAGGAAGTCGAAGATAACGATTAAAGTGTCTGCTGAAGTGGACTCAGAAGAGTTCACACTTGACAAAGAGGAGCTTCCATATATATTGGAAGAAATGATTGGTGACCTACTACATGAAATAGTTGGGTTACAAACAAAAGATGTAACTATAAGGGTATTAAGATGAAAAGTAACGTAATTTTACCAACGTATTATCAACAATTTATTCACAAGTCTAGGTATGCAAGATGGCTTGACGATGAAAACAGACGAGAGGAATGGCACGAGACTGTGGGCAGATATGTAAACTTTATGAGTTCACATCTTTTGAAAAAGCATAATTATACTGTGCCTGACAGTGTTAAAGAAGAATTACATGAGGCTATACTTCACTCTGAAGTTATGCCGTCCATGAGAGCTATGATGACTGCAGGAAAAGCTTTAGATAGAGATAACACTGCAGGATATAACTGTTCTTATTTGCCAGTAGATGACCCAAAAGCATTTGATGAAGCTATGTATATACTTATGTGTGGCACTGGTGTAGGATTCTCTGTTGAGAGAGATTGCATAAATAAACTACCTGAAGTTCCTGGATTATTGTTTGATACAGAGGAAACTATTATTGTTAAAGACAGTAAAGAAGGGTGGGCAAAAGCTTTCCGTAAACTATTGGCTTTACTATGGGCAGGAGAGATACCTAAATGGGATTTATCTCTTATTAGACCTGCAGGTGCAAAGCTAAAGATATTTGGTGGTAGAGCATCAGGACCAGTTCCCTTGGATAATTTGTTTCGGTTCACATTAAAAGTGTTCAAAGAAGCAAAAGGTAGAAAGTTATCAAGCCTAGAATGTCACGACCTTATGTGTAAAGTTGGAGAAGTTGTAGTCTCAGGTGGCGTAAGACGTTCTGCTATGATTAGTTTATCTAATTTATCAGATGGCAGAATGAGACATGCTAAGACTGGAGAGTTCTACAAGACCGAACCACAACGACAAATGTCAAATAACTCAGTAGCTTACACAGATAAGCCTGACTCTTACACATTTATGAGAGAATGGCTTGCCTTAGCTGAGTCTGGAACTGGCGAAAGAGGTATGTTTTATCGTGGGGCGGCTAAGAATAAGGCGGCTGAGAATGGTAGAAGAAACCCTGAGTATGATTTTGGCACTAATCCGTGCAGTGAGATTATATTGCGTCCATACCAGTTTTGTAATTTATCTGAGATAATTGTACGTGGCGATGATACTCTTGAAGATTTAAAAAAGAAAGTTCGTGTAGCTACCATAATTGGTACGTTTCAGTCCACTTTGATTCACTTCCCATATTTACGTAAGATATGGCATACTAACACGTCTGAGGAGAGGTTGTTAGGTGTGTCTATGACAGGCATTATGGATAATGCTATTACTAATGGTAAAGATGATAAGACAGATTTGAATTATGTTTTACAGTTGCTAAAAGAAGTAGCCGTTGATACTAATAAAGAGTTTGCAGAAGCTATTGGCATACCACAATCAACTGCTATTACTTGTGTGAAACCATCAGGCACAGTTTCACAACTCACAGATTCTGCGTCAGGTATTCATGCAAGACATAGTCAATACTACATAAGAACTGTCCGTGGGGATAAGAAAGACCCACTCACACAATTTATGATGGACCAAAATATACCTTGGGAGACTGATGGATGGAGCCAAAGCAATGCTGTATTTAGTTTTCCTATTAAAGCACCTGATATGTGTGTGACTAGGGACGATATGTCAGCTATAGAACAATTAGAGTTTTGGAAAATATATGCTATGCACTGGTGCGAACACAAACCTTCAGTAACTATTTCAGTTGGTAAAGATGAGTGGCTAGAAACTGGTGCCTGGATATATAAGAACTTTGATATAGCTTCAGGCTTGTCTTTCTTGCCAAGAAGTGATATGGTGTATGAACAAGCACCTTATCAAGATTGCACGGAGGAACACTATAAAGAGTTTTTAACTAAAATGCCTGAGTTTATTGATTGGTCAAAACTTGCTGAATATGAAAAAGAAGATAATACAGTAGGCAATCAAACATTAGCTTGTACAGCAGATGCTTGTGAAGTGGTTGATATAGTTAATTAGGAGATAATATGGCTGTTGTTGACAGATTCTATATACAAGGACAAAAAGACTTTTATAGGACAAAGAAGACTAGACGTATTATACACGAGTCCACAAATCCATTTAATCCTTCTTCTTTTAGAGGGAAAGAATGGCTCAGAGGATTTAATCACAGTTACTTTAAAAATCTAAGGAGAAACAAAAGTGAGAGACATATTACTAAACGCCCTTAAATCTTATTACGTGGGTAATATTAACAAACATATAGCCAATGTTGAAATTTATCTGAGGACATCTGTGGGCATCGGAGAACATTCGGACATTATGGAATCTATAGATAAAGAGATGCAAAAGATTGGCATGTATGATGATAAATTATCAATGATACTTAAATATTTAGAAAGAAAACAGACAGAGGAAACTACTGAAAGCAAAAAGAAGTGAAGCCGTCAGTAAAAGACCGAAAGAAGTTTGATATTGATTTGAACTATGGAGAGGTCAGAGAAAAACAAGTTGCAGACATGCTTCAAAATAAAAAGATTGAAGTTAAATCTGAAAGAGATATGTGGCAACGAACTGGCAATATAGCAGTGGAGTATGAAAGTTATGGTAAACCTTCGGGAATCAAAGCAACAGAATCAGATTATTGGTTTCATAACTTATGTATTGGCAATGAAACCTATGCAACACTTGTTTTTCGGACTGATGTTTTACGCAGTATTATTGACTCTCTTGACTACACTAAAACAGTAAAAGGGGGCGACCACAATGCATCAACTATGTATTTACTTAATATACAAAAATTATTTTCATCAGACGTAATTAAAGCATTCAGAGAAAGGAACAAGAATGGCAAAGATAGAGAAACCTCAGAGTCCAGTGTGGAAAAACGCACAGAGATATAGGGCTAGATTTTTTGAGTCACGTTTTCCTATATGTGGTACACATTTAGTGTATGTCGTAGAGGGTAGAAAGTGGGCAAGAATATCACAAGGAGACTTAGTTAGTGACGACAATAGAAGTGCACTAGCTAGGTTTAGAATGAGCATGAAAGAGTGGGAGAGACTTCCATCAAAGGAAAAATATGACGATAGAGCTATGGCAACTATGGCTTCTAATAGCAGTAACGATTAACACTATAATTAACTTAATAGTATTCTTTAAAGGAAGAAAAATAAAAGATGTCAATAAAAAGAATTGAACTTGTAAATGACTTAGATTTAGAGCTTTCGCTGACCTTAAATGGTATAGGTGTTGTAATAGCACCTGAGCATGAAGACCCTTCCTTTAGTGAATACACTTGGGATGATGTACTAAAGACACTCATAGATAGTCACACAGTAGCAGTGTTGAGGAAAAATGATGTGAGGATTAGTGGTAGCAGTAAACAGTTCTTAACAGAAGTTGCAGAGCAACTCCGTTCACAAGCTAGTAAAATAGAAGAAAAATTAAGTAGTATGGAAGTTATTAATTAACTTTAAATTGTTTTAGTATCTCTTCATCTTCCGATGATAAAGAAGTAGGGGCAAGCATATCATCCGTTTGTTCAAACAATCCTATACTTGGGTCTAATGCAATGTTGGATACCACAGCACCAAAAGACTGTTTTCCTAAAAATATTTCTTTAAGTTTTTCTTTATTTGTTCTTATATTTTTTAAAGATGCTCCTGTGAACATATCCGTAACTACGTCACTTAAAAATACTTTGGCTAATCTATTTTGTCCAGCTAATCTTAATATACCTTGTACTGCTTTCGCACCATCAAGATTTGTTACACCATCGATTATTCCACCAATTATTTGTGCACCTGATAACGAAGCACCAACATCGTTCATACCTTTTGATATGGTTAACATGTACTGGTTTATACCATTTAATACATCCATATCCTTCTTATTTAATATTTTTTTAAATCCTACAGTATTATTAATTCTTTCTACAATTTCTTGTAATTTTGCTGAGTCTATCTTAAAGTCTCCAGCGTTACCAAATGCAGTATTTTTATCAATTTGTTTAAAAACTCCACTGTCTACAGAGAATATATATTGTAATAATCCAGCTCTCACATTACGTCTTTGAGCTGCGTTTTGTGCTGCAGTGCCTCTTGTTATAACTCTACTTAACTTTTCTAAATTTGTTTGTGTCTCGGTTGTGTTCTCAAGGATATCTTTCATAACTGTACCAAATTGAGTTTTAACACTTAAATTTTTAATGTTAAGAAAATTACCTGATGCTAATTCTTGTAAACTTATGGCATCATTAATTAATTTTTGTTTGTTAGCTCTATTTAAAGAGCCATCTGCATTTTTTGTTATTAATCCGAGCACTTCTAATGCTGAATCATCAAAAGCATTTATGTAATCAATGACTTCTTGTGCAGTGCCTTGTTTTCCTGTCTCTGTCATTGTTATATTATTCATTTTATTACCAATAACTGCGTTGACTGCAGTCTTTAGTTTTTCTAATGAATATTTACCCTCTTCAATTTGAGTAGCAGATTTTCTTTTTAATAATCTTTTTAGGTCTTGTTCGGAGGCATTTGCAAAGAAATCATTTACATATTTCTGCATAAATCCTATATTTTCAATAGTCATAGTAGAAAATTCAACAGGACCTGAACCAGTTTTACTTCCAATTATCTTAGGTATAATTGAACCAGGTTCTTGAAGTACGTCTCCTTTGAGAGCAGTCGTTAAAGCAACTTGAGGTTCCATGCTGGTTCTAAGAACAGTTTCTCTATAGAATTTATTTGCATTTTTTAGTTCTTGATATATTCCTGGAATTTTTTTCTCTGGCTTTCCAATTAAATCTAAAAATAAAAACCTAAAGTTGTTTGCTAAATCACGTAGACCTGGGTCATAGGTTTTTGTGCCTTGTATACCATAAACTTTATTGGCAAGATGACCAAAATAACTTGCATACATTTGTAATAATTCAGCAGGGCTTTTTACTTTACTATAATCTATATCTCTAAAATCTGGATAATCCTTTTTAAATTGTTTAACTGCTGATGTAACAGCTTGCCGTGTCAACTTTCCCTCTTTGTTACCCAGTAATGCTAACTGTTCTATTGCATTTCTTATAAGTCCTTCGCCTTGTTTTGGTATTGATACATCAGCTTCGATAGCTCCTTTCTTGCCTCTTACTGGAATTATAGCTTTATAAACATCTGGTAGTGCTGCTCTTATAGTTGATAAATCATATTTAGAATCTCTAAGCTTATCAAATATTTTAGCATACAGTCCATCGCTTTCAAATTTACGAAAGATTCTAAACATGGAGTCTAACTCTATATAAGATGTACCAACATTTTTCATTTCTATATCACTCATTTTTGTACGAGCATCTTTTAAGTAAGTTCCCAAAGCATTTAAATTATCTCTAAAATTTTCAAAGTTACCTTTACCTAAGCTATCTTTATATTTAGTTATATAATTAACTGCAGAGTCCATTTGTTCTTTGATTCTAGTTGGAATTAATACAGATACTTGTGATGATATATTTTGGAATCTTTCTAATATTTTATTAGGAGTTACATTTGTTATAATTAATCTCTCTAATGGCACACCTATGTCAAGTCTACCACCTGGTTGAGTAGCTTTTGCTATATCTAAGGCAGGTTTCACACTTGGGAAAAATTTATTTTTAGCCTCTCCTGCTAAATCTATAAATTTACGTTTAGCTTTATCTGCAGCATTTTTGAATGCCCTCACAAAATAAGCACCTCCAGGAATAGCATCTGCTACACCTGATAACTCTTCTCTAAAAGTATCTTGTCCAACTTTACGGGGGTCAGCGACATCTAATGCATTTTCCAAGAATCTAACTGTATTTTCATATAAATTCTTATCTGCATCTTCATTTATGCCCATTTGTTCCTTTACAAATTCTCTTACTCTTTCTTTTCCTTTACCCCCAGCATATAATGCATAAATAAATACTGTGGAAGCGAGAGGGATACCCACAAAGGGAACTGCAGAAAATGGAGCTGCAACAGCTGTAGCCTGAGCTACGTTGGCAGCATACGCAGGTATTTCATAAGCAATAGTGCTACCAAATTGCAATAATCCATCTGTAAGAGTTTTTGTAACAGAGGAGAAAGGTGTAAATTCACCATCAGGTTTTCTAATTGATACATAGGCACGAGGCTCTAGTAGTCCTGATTTTTTATCATAAAATATTCTGTAGTTATCTGCACCGACTGTATTTTTTAACCATTGTTCATAATCGTCATCATCATCAACAAAAGCTAACTGTGCTTGTTGTGAGCCTGGATATGAGTTTAATAATTTGGATGTTTCTGTTTCTTCTACAGGACTTATACCGAGAAAAGAAGGTTTTGTAAAATCAGATATATCTATTTTAGAATCTCCAAAGCCTGCATCTTTCATAGCTTTCATGACTCTACTTGCATATTTAGTTTGTCGTTGAGTTTTTAATTTTTTTATATTTTCTACAATAGCTTTTTCATCTTCTGATTGAGAGAAAAGACCTGCATCAACTCCTCTAACTCCAGTACCAGGAACATTAACATCAGAGACAATCCCTGGATATACAGGTAATATCTGTGCTTTGTCTTTAGGTGCAGGTAAAGGTTGTTTCCCTAGTGGACCTTCAGCAAACGGAAAGTCAGAACCCTCTTTAGTTAAGAAATCAGGAGATGTTTGACTCGCAGTTTTTTCTTCTAAAAACTTTTTATTACCCGATTCATCATTAGGGATAAATTGATTTAAAATATTTAATTCTTCACTCATATTAACTCTGCAATCTTAACTTTCTTTGCCTTTGTTTTTTCTTATACTCATCCTGAAGTTCCTTAACACGTTTCTCATGGTTCTCTATGTTGACTTTCTTAAATTGTTTTAAGTCTCTTACATTAAATAAGTTTTCACTTGTATATTTAAATTGAGTTTGTGAGCCAGACTTTTCATGTAATCTGTATGCATTTATAGCAGCTAAAGAGTTTTTAACCATTTTGTAGTTAGTAAGTACAGAGCGTTTATAATCAGTTTCATTTATCTTTCCTCTTATAAAGTTGTCTGCATAGTTAATACCATATTCAGCACTCATTAAATTCTTCATCATTCTACTAGCAACACTGTCCTTACTAAAGTCTATAGCATTTGTTGTGTTTCCAGAATCATCTACTTTATAATGAAAAGAAGCTAACTCAGGGTAGTTTTGAGCTATACGTACAGACATACTATTTAACATTGCTTTTTCAATACCGATTAACGCTGCTCTTGATAGCGTTGGTCCTGATAGAGGATTATCAAGTATAGCAATGTAGTTTAACACAAGTCTCAAGTCTTGGTCTGATAGACGAGGGTCATCAAATAATTCATCTTTAACAGAGGATACAAAACTTGTCCTAAACTGTTTTGACATGAGTATTTTATCTGCTCCTAAGGCTTTGACATAATTTTCCATGCCAAATAAATCTAAAACCCCTCCCACTGCAACTCTAATATCTCCTTCAATACTAAATGCATTTGGGAATTGTTTTAGTACATTACGTAATTCAAATATCTTTTGAAGATTCTGTGTGCCTCTTTGTATAAGAGTTTTATTTTCTTGAAATATTTTAGGGTTGGATAATTGAGACACGCCATCAGAACCTTTAACGTGAAATGGGGTAAGAACTTGTTTACCATTTTCTACTGTGACACGGAATGCAGTATTTCCAATTCTCATTGTGTCTGACGTCATTAGCTCATTTACTTTATTTCTATAGAAATCTTCACTTTCTCCAGGCAGTTGTTTTCTAATTAACTCCGAGTAAATTCTATACTTTTCTGAAGGTTTATCTCCTTCACCTGCAGGTTTAGATGTAGTTATATTATTGAATCCACTCTCTATAATAAAGTTATACTGTTCTTCTGCTTTTGCCATGTCCCCATCATCAATATGTTGTCTTAACAAATCGAAGGGTTGTCTCAAATTTTGTAGGAATTGTGTATTTTTATTATCAAATAACTGTGGTTGTTTTATTAAAGTTTCATCTAATGTTTTGAATCTATTAAAAGCAAGGGTATATTTGTCTAATGGTTTTTGGTCTTTCATAGTTCCCATAGTAGCTGCAAATGCTTTAGGGTCTATTGTACTTTTAGGCGAATATCCAGGTGTAACTGTATTCTTCATTATTTGTCTTACCTGAGTTTCATCCAACTGAGGATTACGTCTCATAAACTCTTGGAATACTTCATCAGGAGATGCAGTTTTAAATAAACTCATAGCCTTATCAAATGTGCTCATTTCTGCATCACCAGCAGGCATACCAGCAAGAATTGCTTTGTCTTCTTTTGCAGGTAACATTTTCTCAGTCTGTAACACAGCCATTGTTGGTATTTGTTTTCCTTTTGCAACATAAGATTTATGTAAATTATTTAAATGATTAAGGGCAGACTTGTTATTGCCTCCATAAACTTTAAATACATTGTACACCACATCTTTATCTATTCCCATAGAGCTTGCTACAGATTCAACATTACTCATGTAAGCTCTGTTTTTCAATTCAGCTTCATTCACTTTATCTTTGAGTGCTGCAAAGCGTTCACCAACTTTTAATACAGCAGCTTCTTTAGTTTCTCTTACATCACTTATTCTTTGACTAAGACGGGGAAGTGCCCCTCTCATTATACCCCCTAATGTTATTGCCATTATGCTGTCTCCTGTCTAGCCATTAACCCTGTTGGAGTGGGTTTTTCTGAGCTTTCTTCCATAGGCATTTCAGGTTGTTCCCCTTCTGCATTGTATTTATCAAACTCCATTTTTTGGTCTTTAAAATTTGTAATTTTTTCTAATGCTTGTTCAACTTCATTAGCATCATCATTGTCTGTTACTTTATACTGTATCTCAGCTTGGTCAGCTAAGTACATCATAAACATACCTAAGTCTTCTCCTAATAATACAGCTACGTCAGGATTATATAATCCCTCAGCAAAACCTGCGAGTAACAATGAATCTACTAAAGTGGACACAGGTATACCTGCCTCTAATAAACTTAATAACTGTGCACCATTAGCATCATCATCAAACTTATCTATATAGTATTCTAATGCTTCTTCTGATGTATTAAGTCTTGGTGGTTTATCCCACGGATATAGTCCTGGAGTTTTTGTCAAAGATTGTCCTGGGATAGGAGTGTCAAACATTGAACGCTCCTTACCACTTGGCATTATAGTAGTATCTGTTAAATTAATGTCCATGTGTTTCTCTTTATGTTCGGGCTGTTAAAAGTCCTAACTGCTTCCTGAGTATAGAATTATACTGACTTACAGGCTCGAATGTTGTGCCCTCTACAGGAGCGGCTGATGATAACCGACTTCTAAATTTAGGACCTGTTCTACTGATGCCCCTTCTATATTTACTATATATTTCAGGAGCTTTGGGTCTGGGTGTTTGTGTTTGTATAGTGGGTTGTCTGTTTTGTGTCATTCTATCTACAACAACTTTAGTTAATATGGGTGCTACAAAGCTAAGCATATTTTTCTCCTTTAAGCATATTTATCAAATGCAGCTAAACCAATGTTAGCTATAAAATCACCGATAGCATTAGATGATGCCTCGTCCAAATATTTATCATACATATCTGCTGTTACTCTAGCATCTAATATCGCCATTGCATAGTTAAATGCTCTATCTTGTGAATTTTCTGATGAAGTATATGCATAGTCTGCTTCATCTCTAAACTGTTGCCATATATTATTAAGAGCAGTATTAGATATGTTGAGGTAGTTTGCTGCGTTTATCTGATTAGCTGCATTTATAGCCGCAGTGTTTGCAGTGTTTACATTTCTACGCCAGGTGGCGTTAGACTGTGCAATCTCTACAGCATTTTTTGTGTTAAACTGTTCTCTAGCATTTTGCATAGTGGCACGGAATTGGTTTACTGCATTTGCTTGTCCTGCATTAAACTGCTGTTGTGCGTTAGATTGTGTAGCATTTAACTTACTTATATCAGCAGATAATGTTTCAAAGAATTGATTGACTTGATTCTGACTTGTTGCATTGAAGTTTTGTGCAGCGTTTTGTGCGGCTTGGTCTGACAACAATGTCTGCATTTTAGCTTGTTGATTTATAACTTCAGTTTGTTGTGCATTAGTTAAATTAGACATATCCATCTGCAAGAAACCTTGTGCATTTAGCACCATAGCCTGTTGCCTGTTGTTTAAGTTTGCCATGTCCATCTGTGCAAGAGTTGCAGCGTTAGCTAAGCCAGTTGCTTGTGCGTTGCTTAAGTTCTGTAGATTAATAGTTTCTATAGCCTTGGAGTTTGCGAACACACGTTGTTGCTCTTGGTTAAAGTTTAAGTTAGCTGCTTCAGCAAATTTTTCAGCGTTGAGGATGTTTGCTTGTTGTTGGTTGGAGAGTGTTTGTCCAGCTAAAGCGGCTTGAACTTGCATCTTTGCAAGAGCAGTTTGTTGTCTATTGGATGTATTAGCCAAAGACACATTTAAGTTATTTTGAGTATTTGTCAAGTTAGCCTGCTGTTGATTATCCATTATCTTTACAGCAGTTTGATAATATGTTTGAGCATCGGCAGTTGCTATTGGTACAGAAGCCTCAAGTATAGCTTGTGTTATAGCAGCTCCTGCCATGGATGATGCGGCTAATCCTCGCTGAGCCATTTGTGCAGTAGCAGTACGAACTACTCCAGCAGCCCATGATGGCACTTGACCATCTTGAAATTGTTGAGATATACGAGATAACTGCCCTTGTACAGTCATTTCTGGTGTAACAGTCATAGTTGCACCTTGTACATTACTTACAAAGTCTGACTGTGCTGCAGCTGTATCACCTAAAAAAGCTGTATCTGCAACAGCACCAGAAACTATTTCTGGGGCAGTTACGGCTCTTACGGCTGTATCTGCTTGACTTATTAATCCTTGAGCAGTTGTTTGTTGAGCTTGAGCTTGTGCTCCAGGAGAAACTGTGCCTTGAGCAGCTACTGCTTGTGCATCCTGTGATACTGTCCCTGTTTGTGCAGTTACAGCAGGGGTAGTTGTTGCCACCAAGGATGGTTCTACAGTTGCAGCTGGTGATATTGTTGGTCCTGTTGCTTGAGCAGTTTGTGCTTGTGATAAGGGTACATCAGGAGTTCCTTGAAGTGCATAGGCTTCAGGGGATATTTCTTCACCTGGTTGTATTTGTTGAGATGTTGGTACATATTGTCCCTGGGAAGGCATGGTCGGGTTGGTGACTTGCTTACCCATAAATTCGTCAACATTTGTGGTGGTGGTGTTTTCTTCAGCCATTATCTACTTCCCATCAATACTTTGTCTAACTTATCTTCTAATCTTCT